CGCCGACGCCTGCCCCGATGCCCAGTGCCGTCTTGGGCTTGGCGCTGATGGCCGTGTTGACCTTGGCCGCTCCGGTACCGATTCCGGTCTTGATCTGGCCGATGCCGGTCTTGATCCCTGCGCCAGCAGTGGTGGCCCGTGCGCCCGCGCTACCCGGCGCGTACGGGGTCATCCCACCCTTGAAGCCGACCTTGGCGGCCTGCACGAGCGGCTTGAGGCCGAGCTTGGAGACCTCCTCGTACTCGTGATCCACCCCGAAGGCGCTCTTGTGGATGTAGGACACGTTCGCCTCCCTTTCTGCGAGCTGCTGGCGCAGCGTCTCGTTCTCCCGCTTGACGGCCTTGAAGTGGGCCTTCTGGTACTCCTTCTTCGGGACGATCCGAAGATTGTGGTAGACGCTGGTCCGCTCGCCCTTGCCCGGCAGGCGCTGGTCACCGCGCTCGATGGAGGCGTTCTCCGCCTCGCTGACAGCCCGCAGCCCGGTGTGCGTGGTGCCAGTGAGCAGCCCCCCAGCCGCGCCCGCGCCTGCACCTACTGCCGCACCCGTGAGCAGGGACTTGGGGTTGCGCATGCCCGAGGCACCGACGAACCCGGCGCCACCGGCAGCACCGATGGCCGTGCCTGCCCCGACATGCTGGCCGAGGGTCTTCCAGTTCTTCTTGCGCTGGGTGCCCGTGCGGGAGACGAACGCGCTGCGTGCCTTGAGGTCCTGCTCCGTGCGCTCCAGGGCCTCCTGGGAATCGAACCCGTAGTCACGGGTCATCGGGTTGCGCTTCTTCTCCACCTTGGACTTGCCGGGGTTGGCACGCAGGCTGGCGAGCTCGGCGGACCGACGCGCCTCCTGCCCGGCCACCGAGGCCCCGACCCGGCGCTTGCCGGTCTGGGAGTGCCGGTAGGCGGCATAGCCACCCATCCCGGCAGCAGCGCCGAGCATGCCTCCGGCCGATCCGCCCAAGCGCATCCGCATGACCTTGGGGGCCTTGGCCGCAGCCTGGACGACGCTCTCGCCGGTGTTCTCGAAGGCGTTCAGCATGGCCGCGTTCCGGCCACTCTTCACCGCCTTCAAGGAGGCAGACCCGACGGCGGCTCGCGCCCCCACAGGGCGGCCGACGTTGGCTCCGACCACGCCCGCGGCGTAGTACTTGGTGTTGCGCTTGTCGCCCTCTTGGCCCTTCCAGGCCTTGGCAACGCCGAACGCATCGGTGGTCATCGCACTGCTCTCCCTACCCGCAAGACCTCATCGGCATGCGAAATGGCGTTGTTGACTTTCGCCGCCAGCTTGAGCTGGGGCTTGCTTGCTTCGGTGCGCAGGTCCTCGATCGGGCGAGGAGCGTTGGGCTTGCGGGCACGACGGACGTGCCCGGTCATGAACCGGTCCGTGGCCAGGGTGACCAGCGTCCGCGGAGCCTTCTCCGGGCGGTCGACAATCCTCACGGGGACCTTCTCCAGCCCAGACCACTCGGCCGCCTGCGTGCGGTGGTGGCCGCCTCGCAGGACCATCTTCCCGTTCTTGTAGCGATGGACGACGACCGGCTCATCGGTCTTGAACCCTGATTCAGCCATGTTCACCGCGATGCGGGCCGTGTGGGCGCTGTTGCCCGCCCGTGCACCACCACCTCGCGCGATGGCCCGCAGGTCGGCGACCGAGGCCTGGCCGCCCTTGGCCGACTCCGAGATGCGCTCGGAGGCGCCACCGTCGTCGGGAAGCCTCTTCCAGTAGGGGGTGGCTGCTGTAGCGACCGCCGCGCCACCGACAACGGCCGCTTCCTCCTTGTGACCCTTGGAGACGTAGTTCTTCTCCACCCGCTTGCCTGAGCCGTGGATGGAGAAGCCGGTGCGCTCCCCGCTCTTGACCATGTCCCACTGCTTCTCGTCGTTGACCTTGAATCCCACCCACCAGCCATGGGGGAGGGCATCCTGCGGCAGGCCCATCTTCGACAGCTTCTCGGGGGTGACCACGAAGGACTCCACCATGTCCGAGGTGTGCAGGGGCAGTTCCCCGTCGCGGGAGTGCATGTCGCCGCCCTTGCGGGAGTCCACGACGTAGGTGTACGCCGCCTTCTCGATCTCCTCCAGCGGGATGTAGTCGCCCTGGAGGTCGACCACCTCCTCGCCGTTGACGTGGGTGACCGTGCACCAGCCGAACACCTGGCGCTTGTCGGTGTCCATCTTGGCGATCTCGCCCGCCCAGGTGAGGTCGGGACCGTCGTTCTTCTTGACCTTGACCTTCTTGAGCCTGACCTGGGGAGCACGGGCGATCGGCACGCCGTACTTCTTGGCCCGGTGGTTGGCGCCCAGTTGCGCGACGCCCACGGGGACGGTGGCCGCCCCTGCGACCCCGCCCGCGCCGATGAGGGCGAGCTTGCGGCCCTTGCGGTAGAGCTTGTCGCCCGTCTGGTTGACGGTGTTCGCGACACGATCAGCAGCGCCCTGGATCTGCCCGCCGACCTTGCCCGCGGCCTCGGAGACCGACGCGGCGCCCGTCTTGACGGCATCCCGCGCCTCGTTGACGCCCGCACGGACGTCGCCCACGGTGCCGCGCACCTCGTTGACGGTGTTGTCCACGGAGGTGGGCAGCTTGCGCGACTCCTCGCCCACGGTCTTGAAGGTGGAGCGCGCCTCGCTGCCTGCGGCCCTGACAGTGGTGCGAGCCTCCTCGCCCACCGCCTTGGCCCCCGCGCGTGCGACCCCCTGGGCCTCCTGGCCACTGGCCTTCAGACCGGCCAGGACGATCTTGCCCGCCTCGGTCTTGACGCTCTTGGCCAGCGGCTGGATGGCCGGGTCCTTCTTCTTGGGGACCAGCGCCATGGCGCCCTTGAGCGGCTGGGTGGCCTTCTTGCCCGCCTGGTAGGTCTCGCGGGCCATCTGGACCTTCTTGGAGGGGATGACCGCGCTCATGTCCACGAGCTGCTCGGCGGCCCGGTGGATCTCCCGAGCATCGGGGGTGTCGACCTTGGCGACCGCGTCCATCAGGGCGCTGGACATCCGCACGGCCGTCTCGGTGTCGATGCGTCCCGCCTTGCGCGCGGCGACGATGTCGCCCAGGGCCTTCTTGATCTCCTTGCGCTGGTCGCTCAGCGCACGCGCCGCGATGGAGTCGCCCACGAGCTCGGCCGTGTGCAGGCCGACGGCACCGGCCGCGAAGGGGACGGCGAACTTGGCCGCCTTGCCCTCGATCATCGCCTCGCCGCCCAGCTTGACGAGCTTGCGGTGCATGCCGGTCTTGGCCCACTGCTTGTAGGGGGCCGACAGGATGCGGGCCGAGCGTGCGGGGGAGCGGGCCAGCCGCTCGTCGCGACCGGCCATCACCAGCGCGTGGGTGCCTGCGCCGATGGCCAGGGCGTTGAGCCCCTGGCCGACCGTGTTGACGATCTTCTTCTTGCGGGCCTGCTTCTGCGCGGGAGTGGTGACGTGGACCTCGGAGGCATCGCCCTGCTTGGACACCACATCCCAGAGTTCGCGCGAGTCCACGGCATCGCCGAAGAGCTCGGCCACGACAACGTCGAAGGCGTCCATGTTCCTATCGTCGCGCATCAGTCACTCCACTTCACGGTGCGTCGAGCAGTTCGAGGTCGATGATCAGGACGCGATTGACGAGAGCACCTGCGTCGTCGGACCACACGGAGGAGGGAAGCTCGTCCAGGTACTGCGTGCCGACCACCTTGTAGAGCCCCTCGGCGACGGCCTTGGCCGGTGCGCTGTCGCCCCCGGCGCCCTTCTCCGGTCCCTCGTCCGTGCCCCACCAGGTGCGGCAGCGGAAGAACACCGGGGTGAATCCGCGCGACGATCCCTCATCCACGCCGTACCGGCTGATGCTGATGTCCTCGGGACTGTAGGAACCCGTCCGGCGCGCATCGGTGGCCGCCTCCTGCCACCACGTGCCCAGGTCGTTCGCCCGCTCGTTGTTGACCGCCGCAGTCATCTCGATGGCGATCTCGCTGGCGGTGGCGTCCTTCATCCACTTGGGGTCGCTGAGGTCGTCGCTGGCTGCCGCCTGCGCGTTCGCCTGCCACAGGGTGCGGGCGACCAGGGCGGTCAGGTAGGGCTTCTCCTTGCCCGAGAAGGCCTCCGCCGCCTCGCCCACGACCGGATCGCTGTAGATGTCGAGCGCTCCGTCGATCGCCCCGTAGTCCGAGATGGTCACGCCCATGCCGTCGGAGCCATTGGCGATATGGCGCCGGGTGGCCTCGGCCTGATCGGTGCCCATCGCGTCGTCGAAGGCTCGGATGAAGGCCGGGTTGTCGTCGATGTCCCCGAAGCCGGACTCCCGGTCCTCGACGTGCGGGACGGCCCATCCCTCCACGCCGGAGATCTTCTCCTCGCCATCGGCGAGGTCGGCGAAGTCGATCACGTCATCTATGCCTGGTGGATTGCTGGGGTTGATCCGCAGGACATCCTGCGCGACATCGCTGATGGGGATCCAGGCGTCAGTGCTCTGAGCGCCCTCCCCGGTCGGCCTCGGGCGCTCGTGATGCTGGTGGACCGTCAGCGTCTGTCGCTGCTCCGCCGTGCCCAGCAGGGCGTTCAGCGCCGTGGCATCGGCCACCGTGGCCTTGACGCTCACCAGCGCGTCCAGCGCCGACGCATCGGCCTCGCGCAGCGCGTCCAGCGCAGAGGTGCCGGTCGCCAGTGCATCCAGCACGGCGATCCCCTCGTCCCGGCTCTCCCGCACCTTCGCGCGCACCACCGTGCGTGCGGCCACGCGAGTGACCTGCGTGGCCTTGCGGGACTCGGCGGAGGAGAACTCCCCGTCCTCGTTGCGGTTGAAGGGGTCGTTCGGCATGGACTTGACGACATCGTCGCCCAGGTCGGGGTAGACCAGTTCGAGGTCGCAGCGGCAGTTGGGATGGACCACGGGGGCGTAGAACCGCTCCCCGCCGAGGGTCTCGAAGCGCTCGTCCAGACCGATGATCACGCCGTGCAGCGGACCGCAGACCGCGCAGACCAGCTCGTCCTCGGCGGTGATCCACTTCTTCATGGTGCCGGGAGGCAACTGGCCGGTGCTCTCCATGATCATCCAGACCATGTTCTTGCCCACGCGGGAGGCCTTGTAGGCCTCGGTGGTGCCCAGGCGGTCGGCCCGGTACAGGAACGCCCGGTCCACGAACATCCGGCTGGCGGCCGGGACGGGATCGGTGACGTAGCCGGTCTTGTCCAGCTGGGTCAGTCCCTTGACGTAGGACTGCATCTGCCGGGAGTCCAGCCCGTAGGCCTCGCGTGAGCGCTGCCACGCGAGATTGGCGCTCCACCCGGAGTTGACCTGGGCGTTGAACCCGTCCAGCAGCGCGGCGGTGGAGGTCTCGTGGACGTAGGTGCCCAGTTCCGAGGCGTAGGAGGTGGCCAGGCGCACCATCTCGCCGTAGGTCAGCTGCTGGGTCGACCCGAGCTGATAGGCCTGGAGAACGGCTGGTACGGCCGCCTGGAGCCATGCGGGGATGACCCGCTTGTAGATCCGCGCGGCTGCCTCGGCGATCTGGGTGTCGGTGAGCAGCTCCTCCTTGGAGAACTCGTGCTTCATCAGCAGGCGCAGCACGACCAGCGCAGCGGCGATCCCGATCCCGATCTTGACGTAGTCGGGGTGGGTGTCCTCCACAGCCTGTGGAGGACCCTGGGGACCGGAGTCCAGGAAGGACGGCTGGTCCAGGAAGGCCGAGGGGCTCTGGGCGAGGAACTCCTCCGGCTGGATGCTCACGCCGCCTTCTTGCGGCGGGTCGCCGGATGCTTCAGGCCCATGGCCTTGACCGCGTACTCGACATCGGACGTGGCGAGCTCGGACTCCTGCTCCCTGGTGGCATGGGGCATCTCCATCAGCCGCTCGTCATGGGCGTCGGCTGCCAGGGCGAGGAAGTTGGACACGTCGCGCCCGTTGCCGTTGTACTCAGGAGAACCGTGGATCTGGGCGATGGCGTGGGTGATCCGCTTCTTGACCGTGGGGCTGGCCGTGTACTGGTGCTTGGCCATCATGTGGTCAGCGATCTGCACCATCTCCGGGGCGGAGTAGTCGCGGAAGTCGATGACCGTGGACAGGCGTGACTTCAGGCCGGGATTGACGTCCTCGCGGAACTCCCTCATCTTGTCGGGGTAGCCCGCGAAGATGAACACCGTGTCGGGGTTCTTCGGCATGAAGTCGACCAGCTCGTCGATGACCTGACGACCGTAGTCGTCGGAGTTGAGGGTGTAGGCCTCGTCGATGAAGATCACCCCGCCCTTGCCCAGTTCCAACTGCTCGCGCGTGGTGTTGGCGATGTCATTGGCCGTCGCTCCGACGAGGTCGCGCTTGGTCAGCGGCAGCCACTTCTTCTCCGACGTCAGGCCGATGTCGTAGTACATCCCGCCGAGCTTCTCGGCCACCGTGGTCTTGCCCGTGCCGGGGTTGCCTGCGAAGACCATGCTCATCGGCCGGTCGACAGCCTCCATGCCCAGTCGCTCGCGACGCTTGGCCGCAGCCGCACGAGCCACCAGCTTGTCCATCTGCCCAACGATGTCGCCCATGCCGACCATCGACGCGACCTCGTCGCGGTAGGGGGCTGCTGCCGTCTTCAGGGCGTCGACCTCGTCGGCAGCCCCCTCGTCGGGGGCGTCAGCTTTTGGGACAAGTCCCGACAGCGCCTCCTCGGTCTCGGCATCCGAGAAGGTGTGGACGACCCTGGTGTACTGGGCGGCGGCATCGGTGGCAGCCTTCTCCGCGTCCATCCGCGCCTGCCTCAGCCGGTAGGCCGTGGCGATGCGCGCCAGATCCTCTGCCTCGGACCGCAGGTCGCGCTCGGTGGGCAGACCGGCCACCGAGTCGATCTTGAAGTCCCGGAAATCCTTGTGGGCCTGGAACAGGCCGCGCAGGTTCGCCGCGCGCTCCTTGACCGCGGCCTTGACCTCGGCCGGAGTGCTGTCCGGCGTGATCTCCAGGGCGGCGATGAAGGGCTTGTAGGAGGGGTTCAGCATCGGGGTGATGATGGCGTCGTAGAAGGCCACGTTCTCCCCGTCGGGAACGCTCGGCATGGCGAAGTCCTTGACGCCGAGATTGTTCACCAGGGCGAGGTTGTCCGTGGGCAGCGGGATCACCCTGGGGCTCCTGGACCACATGCCCTCGTCCACGTCGAACAGGTCGTTCCGCCTGATCAGCGCGAGAGCGGCCTCGATGTCCCGCTGACCGGCCGGGTCGGCCAGTCGTGCGCGGACCTCCTCCTCGGTCCCTCCCAGGACGGCCTTGACCGTGGCGTGATCGCGGAAGTCCTGCGTGACGGCGCCGGTGATGTTCAGCTTGTTGCCGGGCTTGACCGTCGTCTGCGCGCGCAGGGCGCGGATGAGATCCACCGTGGCGTCCTGCCGGGAGATGACAGGGTCCTGCTCAGGAGCACGCTCGGGACTGCGCGGGACGCGCGCGCGCTGGATGGGCTCGGGATCGTCCTCCTCGAAGTCCGGCACCGTGGCGGGGGTGTCGCCGGAGTTCATCCTGCGTGCCCCGATGTTCTGGGAGTTGAGCCGGTCGGCGTTGATCTTGCCCCGCCCGGTGATGGACTCGTCGAAGTAGCCCGCCATGGCCGAGGCCGGGCGGATGTAGCGCGGCTTGACGTAGCCCTTGTCGTTGGAGCCGGTGCCCGTGCCGTCTGTCCACGGCGTGTACGTGACGTCGTCCACGTAGTACGGGAACTGCTGCTTGATGGCCTCCATGGCCTTGCCGTAGCCGCGGCCGTTCAGGCGCAGCGGGTCGATCGACTCCGCGTAGATCGCCGTCGCCTTCCGCAGCGCCCGCTCCACGTCCGTGGTGGCGGCCAGGGCGACAGCAGCGGAGTCGGGGTTGGCCATCTTCGCGCGGAAGGCAGCCTTGTCCTCGCCCCGCTGGTCGACCTTGATCTCCAGCCGCTGGACGTACTCATCGAAGTTGTTGCCCTTGGCGTTGTCGATGACGTGCTGGTTGAGGGCGTCCCACTTGATCTTGTTCGTGGTCACCTGGGAGAGGGTGGGCTCCTTCTCCTCCTTCTCCAGCAGGTCGTTCAGCTTGTTCTGGTAGCCGTCGGAGTCGCGGTTGGGGTTGGTCTGGGCCGCCTCGTTCTCCAGCTCCTCGCGGCGGTCCACAGGGATGTTCCCCATCGTGATGCCGCCGGACTTGACCGCGTCCAGCACCTGTCCGTAGCGGCCCACCATGCGCGCGGCCTTGTCGTTGTAGCGCCGGGAGCCGCGGAAGTCCTCGTCGAACTCCATCGTGAAGGTCCCGGAATGAGAGACCACAGTGACCGCACGAGCGCCGCTGACAAGGCCGACGTAGATGTCCTCGGTAGTAAGCCCGCCATATGCGCGTGTGCGGATGTACTCCCCGCCCTTGAGCTGGGTGAGGTTCTTGAGGTTGAACGGGAGGTACCAGTCCTCGCCATAGCCCACCGCCTCGGTGATGACCTCGCCGCTGCGGTCGATGATGATGCCCTGCGAGGGCGGGATCGTCCCCGACTTGCGGTTCAGCTCGTACAGCCCGGCATCGGGCAGCAGCGCCTTCATGTGCCTGATGGTGCTGGAGGGACGACGATCCTCGTAGGCGCCCTCCTCGGGACGGCGTGCGCCCTTGGGAGTCTCGCTGGCGTACCCGTGGATGAGCGTGTCGTGGGCGTCACGGCCTGATCCCTTGACCTGGCGCAGGGAGTCGATCTCGTCCTGGTAGCCGTTCCACGGCTTCTTCTCCACGCCCCGGTAGCGGTAGGCGCTCTTGCGCGCGGTGGGTCCGATGACCTTCTCCGCCTCGGGCGCGTACTTGCCCGCCCACTCCCCGACATGCAGGGCGAGCTGGGCCTTCGGGGGAAGGTACTTGCCGCCCATCTCGCGGGCGAGCTTGGAGGAGGCCCCCAGCCGTCGCCAGAAGCGGTTGGTGGTGGAGAACTGGTCGTCGGTGACGCTGTTGGTCCAGGCGTCGATGGCCGAGGTACGCCCGGCCTCGTAGGCCCCGCCTGCGCCCACGGCGAAGTCGGAGAAGCCGGGGGAGCCGGTCATCGCCGTCAGGGCGTCCAGGGACAGCGTGGTGGCGCCCTTCGGCTGGGCACCGGAGATGGCCACGACACGGTCGACCCGGCGCCCGGCGTCGTAGTCGTCCTGGGTGAGCAGGCCCTGGGCGGTGCTGCTGTTCCGGGTGGACGCGAGGACCGCGCCTGCGGGAGCGGCCCGGCCGACCGATCCATCGGTGTAGGACGCCTGCACGAAGGTGTCGCGGTCGAAGGCGTCCCGGTTGCCGATGGTGGTGGCCAGCTCGTCCAGCGCACGGGAGACCTGCGCGTAGTCGTGCTGGTAGGCCGCGAGCTTCTCCGGGGACAGCCGTGTGGGCCTGGCAGTCAGGCCGGTGGTCGCCAGCGCGACATCGGGGGTCATCGGCGTGCGCGAGTTGTTGTGGTTGATCTTGCGGTTCATCACGCGCCAGCGCCCGGTGGCGTCGCGCATCTGGTCCTTGACCTCCTCGCGGCGCTCCCACTCGGTGAAGACGTCCGCCTTGGCGATCAGCTCGACGATGGCATGGGCATCCTGGGCCGACTTGGACACCGACCGGCTCAGCCCGCGATCGACCTCGGCCAGCCGCTTGGAGACGTAGGCACTGGTGGTCTGCTCGATGTAGTCGGCGTTGTGCTCCATGAGCTGGGTGGTGTGGTCGAACAGCGCCTTGGACACCACGAAGCCCGCGGTGCCGGGGTTGGCCATCACCCACTCGTACGCGTCAACTGCCGCGTCGAGGTTGAACGGCCCGTCATCGGTGACGCCGAAGAACGCCTTGGAGTACTTCACGACTTCTCCTTCTTCTTCGGGTAGCGCAGCTCAAGCCGGTGAACGCGCTTCTCGTCCCTCTGGTGCTCGCGGTAGTTGGCCACCGTCAGGGGAACGCCCACGGCCACCACGGTGCCACCCAGCAGGGCCGGATGGCTGGCGATCCGCCCGGCGCGCCCCGGCAGGTTCTTACCCGCCGTCTGGGCCAGCGAGATGGGCTTGAGGATGCGGGTGTTGGTCAGCGCCCCCGCCCCCGGCGCCTTGAACTGGCGCAGGGAGGGGTACTTCTCCGCCCAGCGGTTGTAGGAGCCGATGGTCGCGTGCGAGGCACCGGCCGCCGTGGCCGCGCCCGTGACGTCGGTGTTCAGCGCCGACCGGCGCTCCTTGAGCTTGGCCCGGCGCACGCGCGTGTCGTCACCGATGGTGAAGGCCTTGGACACCTTCCCGCTGCGCATCGGCGGGTAGAACTCCTTGGTCTCGGGATCGGTGTAGCCGTGCTTCTCGTAGTGGAGAAGCTCCTTCATCTCGCGATCCTGCGTCTTCTTGCGCTGGGCGCGAAGGTAGGCGGGGGAGTCGTACTTGGACGTCTCGATGCCACCCGTGGGCGCCTCGAAGCGGCTCTGTGTGGGAGCGCCTCCACGTCCATGCAGGAGGCGCTTGATGCCCTTGTTGCGTGGGGCGTAGGAGAACGACGCCGGTCGGCTGTACTCCACGCCCTTGGCGGTGTTGCGAGACTGGACCTTGACCGTCTTGGCCCACTTCTGCGCCTCGCCCTGGTTGTAGGTGGAGTACTTGACCCGTCCTGCGGGCACCAGCGGGCGATCGTCGGCCTTGGACACGCGCTCTACTCCGAAGGCGTCTCTCACTTGCCCTTCTCCTTCGGCTTGGGCGGGACGGCCTTCTTGGAGGCATCCGGCTTGGGCTTGAACTTCATCTGCTTGAGCTTCTCGCCGTGCACCTCCTGGCCCTGCTTGGACTGGAGGCGAGCCTGACGGACCTTCTCCGCGGCCAACTGCGCCTCGGTCTTGGTGCCGATCTTCTCCCGCTCAAGGGCCTGCCGGTTGACGGCGTCGGTGTGCTTGAGCGCCAGGTCCGCCTCGCGGGTGTCCGCGGGCTGCTGCTTCATGGCAGCCTGGGCCTTCATCTCCTCCAGCGTGAGGGCGTGCTTCTCCTCGGCATGGCGCTGGAGCTGCTTCTTGCCCTCCAGGTCCAGTTCTCCCGACTGCACGGTCTGGGTGGCCTGGGCTGCCTGGACCTCGGGGTTGGACTGCTGCTCGGCCTGCTGCTGGGCGAGCGTCATCTGCTGGGACTGCTGCTCCATGCCCATCTTCTGCTGCTCCATCTGCATGGCACCCTGCTCAGCCTGCTGGGAGATGCCGATCATCTCCACCCGCTGCTGCGCGAGCCGCATGATGTTGGCCTGGCGTGCCTCGGTCTCCTTGACCGCCTCGGAAGTCTCGTCCAGCTTGGGCAGGCGAGCCGCCTGACGCAGGAACTTCTCCAGCTCCGGGTCCGGGAACCAGGTGATGCCGGAGGACGCCAACTGGCCCATGAACTGGCTCAACTGGGTGAGGTCCGGCGGGTCGATGTCGCCAGCGATCAACTGGGGCAGCTCGTCGAGCTTCCAGCCGTTCACCTCGAACAGGCGCGGGATCGCGTAGCGGTTGAACACGTCCGCGATGGCGTTGGCGATGGACTGGATGCCCGAGCGGAACAGGCCCGTCTTGTCGGTGTGCAGGGCATAGGAGCCCACGGACTGATGCCCCACCAGGATGAAGTCGGCCAGCACCGTGCCCAGGATGCGCTCCTCGTAGCGGCGGATGATCCCGTTGATGTCGAACTGGCGCGTTCCCCCTCCTCCCAGCAGGGAGAAGTCGAACATGTCCTGCTTGGTGTCCGGGTCGATCATCCGCGGGATGATCACGCCCTCCTGCTCGTTGCGACGCACGGAGCGGACCATCGTCTTGAAGGCCTGGACCATCTTCTCCTTGTCCGTGCCCTTGGGGGCGGACAGGTAGTCGGCAGGCACCCGCGCCATGGGCAGGCCAGCGAGGTCGCGCTCGGCGCCGATCCCCTCCAGCTCCTCCAGGCGCTTCTTCATGTACCAGGGGCGGTAGGCGTTCCTCAGGAAGGAGCGGCCCTCGGGGTTGCCCTTGGCCGTGCTCACGCGGAAGAGCAGGGACTTCTCGATGGGGATGACGACCTGCTTGTAGGCCGGGGGAGCCATCTGCACCATCGCCCGGATGCCGCCGGTGTCGTCGAAGACCCAGCGGGTGAGGGTCTCCTGCGCGCGGATGGGGATCTTGCGCCAGCCGATCTTGCCGTCCGTGTACTTGGAGCGCTTCTTGGGGTCGCGCTCCCATGGGGAGACCCGGCGCTTGTAGACGATCTCGTGCCACGACCAGCCGAAGGGAAGCATGGTGAGGATCTCGCTGACGAGGTCGTCCCAGGTCGAGGACATGTCCTCCATGCACTGCTCGACGAACTCCGCGGCCTTCTTGGCCTCGGCATCGGACGAGGAGGGCTCCACCCGCCAGTCGATCTCCCTCAGGAGGCGGTCCACGCTGAACAGCAGCGCCCCGACGATGGGGTCGTTGTCGCTCATCTCCTTGTAGACCTGGACGGCCTTGCGTCCCTTGAGCTGGGGAAGGAACTCCTCGCTGATGTAGCCCGAGGTGCGGCGCAGGCCCGTGGCGCCCAGCTCGATCATGGGCGAGGTGTTCTTCGGGACCTCCTGGCCGGGAAAGAGGTCAGTCCCGCCCTCGTACTGGGTCGCACTCATAAGCCAATCCTCTCAGGCGCGTCACACCAGCAGGCTGAAGCTGTTCGGAGTCTCGTCCTTGACGTAGACCTCCATGGCCGCAGCAGGGGAGAACATCTTCTCCAACTGGCTCGGCTCATCGTCCCGCTTGACCGTGACCGGCCCCGCAGGACGTCCCCCACGCCCCATGACCCGGAAGGCCAGCGCGAAGGAGCAGACCTCGTCGGGGAGGTGGAACTCCTGTGCTCGGGAGTACAGGTCGCCCACCTGGGCGTACTTGTGGGCGATGTAGGCGGTCTTGATCCGCGGGGCCTTCAGGCGGCCCTTCTCCACGGCGTTGACGTACTCGCTGAGCATGGCGTCCCGCTTCTCGCCCGTCATCAGGAACGCGCGAGCGCGGACATCAACGTAGTCATTGACCACATTGCCAAGTCCAGTGCCGTCATGAATAGCATCCGCGCTATAGCGCTGTATGGCATCGTTGAACCACCCGATCATCTGAGGGTACGGACGGCGATTGACCCGCATGTAGTAGACCAGCTCGAAGGGCTCGCGGTCGGCCCGCCACACGGAGATGACGGTGTAGTCCTGCTCCTTGCCCCAGTCGGCGCCTGCGACGTAGTAGGCGTCCCGCTCGTACTCCGCGAAGGTGTACTCCTCGAAGTCCTTGCTGACCTTCTCGCGCAGGGGCTCGGGCGCCGTGGCGAACATCGCGTCCACGGCAGCGGTGTTGAAGGCGCGGTTGCCGATGGCAGGCTCGCCGAGCTCGTACTCGGTGCGCCACATCTCGGCCGGGATCTCCAGCTTCTTGGCCTCGATGGTCTCCTGCGTGAGCCAGCCGTCGATGGGGTTGGCCGAGCACTGGTAGCACCACTGGATGATGGGCAGGCCGCGCTCCTCGAAGCGCCTGCGCACCTCGGTGAACGTCCCGTCGGGGTTCTGCCAGGTCGAGCACATCACCGTGTAGGGGGAGATGATCTCCCCGAGGTAGTTCTTCTGTGGCAGGGGCTGGCCGAGCGCCGCATCGAGGATCGCCAGGTCCATCTCGTCGATCTCATCGAGGATGAGAAAGGGCGGGTGCGGGCCTCGGACGGTCTTTTGACTTGCCGTCAATGGCCGTATGTTCGCCTTGTTCGTCAGGTGGATGAGCGTCTGGGACTCGGTGTCGATCATGTAGCGCGGGGAGTTCTCCGAGTCCATGGCCGCGCGCATGTGGATGTGCAGGTTCTGCGACTGCGCCAGCGACCCGCCCAGCAGGTTGGTATCCGCGCCCAGGAGGAAGGACTTGGTCAGCCCCAGGATGCCCAGCATGAAGCTCTTGCCCGACAGCCCTCGCGATCCGTGCCACAGAGTAATGGTTCCGCCCCTGTTGAAGTAGGCGTCCGCGAAGGCGGTGAAGGGGGCCGTGTGGTCGGGGTTGCCGCAGGTGTGCCGGGGGATCACCACGCCCCACAGGGTGTGGACCACCTGCCAGAGCTCGTCGTCGGTCTCGGGCAGCCTGCCCAGGTAGAACTGCGGCATCAGGACCAGTCCAGGGTGTCAGCCCATGCCTGGGCTGCCGCGTTGATGTTCCGCGCGCCCTTCCGTGGCTTCAACCCCGCTTCCTTGGCCGCATAGAACATCCCCGTGGCAACTCCCTGGCGCCGGTACTTCGGGTGGACGCTGAGCGAGACGTGCAGGCCGTCGGAGTCGAGGTAGAGCGATCCGATGACCTTGCCGTCCAGCCATGCCTGAACACGCGTCGCCCTGACCAGCCGACCAGCCAGGAGCGGATAGTCGGCTGGCTCAGGCGTGGCGACGTACGTGATCGTCATCCCCCGGCTCCGAATCGGTTGACCCTCCACGCGGGCGGATCTCCCAGTCGCAGGGCCACCACAGGAGTCCCTCCCTTGATGCTCACCCTGATGGTGCCCTGATCGGTCACCTCGGTGACGCGCCCGTGGATGTAGCGAGTGACGGGAGTGTTGGGAGCAACCTTCTTCTCGTCGATGTCCATCAGGACACCGATACCCATGCCGACCCGAACCTTCTTCATGTCAGTGGGGCAGCTCACCGAACGGCGTCCAGAATGAGTACCCCACGTAGCGCAGCCCCCAACGAGGAAAGTCGCGTGGGGCGTAGCCGATCTCGCCCTGCTCGACGTAGTCCGTGCTCTGGCACTTGTCGTGGGTGTGGATGCCAGCAGCCAGGGCAGCGTGGCCGTAGGTCCCGCCCGCGTAGTAGAGGATCGCTCCCCTGGGAGCGCGTGAGGGCGTGCCGCCAGCGTACTTGGCCAGGCGCGGGATCAGCCCCCAGGCCCCGATCGCGCTCCCACTCCAGGCGGGAACGCCGTAGGCCTGACGGCAGAAGGACTGGCACTTGCCGCTCCAGTCCTGCGAGGGATCGTGCATCTGGGCATGGCCCCAGGCCATGACCTCCTGGACGCTATGCCGCATCGTCGTTCTCCTCATCACCGTTGGGGACGTCCAGGAACTCTCCCGTCCCCTCCTCCAGCTCGCCGTCCTCGTCGAAGGGCAGTGCGGGCTGGTCGCTCACATCGTCATCGGGCATTGACGTTTCCTCTTCCGTATCGGGTGTCGGCACTGTTCAGGTGGTTGATCACGGCCGGGGCCAACGAGATGATCGCGGCCAGCAGCCACTGCTGCCAGTCCCCGAAGTGGATCCCGCCCGTCGTCCAGTCCGCCACGGTGACAGCGATGATCACCGCGATGAAGGACTTCAGGGTCGTTCCCCAGAAGGTCGTGGCCAGCCACACCTTGAATGCTTTCATGATGGGCACCTACCTTTCACTCTCCAGTGTTCCACTGTTGTCTAGCGATATGAGGACTCCCCGCCCCCGAACACCCGTGAGGAGTTGTCGGGGTTGGAGGAGGCCGCGCCCACGGAGTCGTGCATCCGCGGGTGCTTCTCACTCGTCCCGTAGCCGTCGTTGCGCAGGGCCATCCGCAGCGGCTGCGGCTCGTCGTCGCTGACGGGGGCAGGAAGCGCATAGACGATCTCGCCAGCGACTCCATTCACACTCCCGACCCAGGTGTAGGTGGAGTCGAACCCCGCGGACAGGCAGTTGTTGGGGCAGATGGGGATGGTCGTGCTGTTAGGGCCGGGAACCGTCGCGTGCGCGGAGAAGGTGTGCTCCATCGTCACGGTGTTGAGCCACAGGGTTCTCATGTGCTCTGCGGTCCCGGATCCTGGATGTGGGGGACGATGCTCAGCTGCCCCTTCCACGAGCTGACCATGCCTGTGTCCAGGTACTTGGCATTCATGTCCCACGCCTCGGTGGCGTCGATGGTCCACTCGTCGCTCAGGGACAGCACATCGCCCTCGGTCCGCAGGAGCGAGAGATGGTAGGTGAGCATGACTACTCGCCGCCCTGGCCGTCGTCGTCGAGCCAATGGAAGGGGTGCATGTCCCCCACGGCGGTGCGGTTCGGGATCCCGCGCAGGGCGAGAGTGTCGTTGGAGATGCGGTCGAGGTAGGTCGATCCGTTGCGAGGCGGTACCCATCCGCCTGCCATGTCGCGCAGCTCGGTGTAGCCGCCCTGACGATCGGAGGAGTCGTAGACGATGGACATCCAAGCACCTGCGTACACCCAGCCCATGTGACTGTCCCAGCGGTCATCCGTCCCCCCTGGAGCCGAGTTCGGGTAGTGGGCCTCGCTGAACGAGCTCCAGTCTGGCGTGGCGTAGTAGATGTACTCACCAGGCCCGATGATGTTCCACATCCAGTCCCGGTCGGCGGGGTTGTAGTTGTACTTCACCCAGCCGCCCGTCTGGGGGAACATGGACGAAACAAGGCCGAACGCCGTCTGCTGATCGGTCGTGGGCCAGCCCGCGACCATGTCTGCCGTGAAGGTGTAGGTGCCGGGAGCGGGAAGGTCGATCTCGGCCTGGGCTGTGCACATGAACTCGAAGTTGTTGTACGGCTCCAGCATGCCGTTGACGTACGTGGTCACGCCCGCACTGCCCTGGGACGTCCCGTTGACGATGAAGTCCATGACGTTGGGGCCGTTGGCCGCCTTGCGCTGGTTGTAGAGGTACGAGCCCACGGTGGTGCCGTAGCGCATGTAGGTCCGGCCGATGCCCCAGAGATACTGGAAGGTGAGGTAGACGTGCTCCACGGTGATCTCGGTGTCCCAGTGACTCCCGTCCAGAAGGTAGCCATGGGCGATGTCGGGGACGTCGATGGTCCATGTCCCCGGAGCGACGGCCCTGACTCCTCCCCATTGCTCGGTCTCGCCAATCAGCCAGGGCCTGGGGACGGACGCGGTCACCTCATTGGGCGGGTAGCCCCAGGTCTCTTCGTTCGCGCCGTCCCACTGGTACAGATACTCCCAGTGGTTCGGCTCATCTGGCACCCAGGACGTCATGGTGGGCGAGTTGACTGTCGTCCATGACGCCACGGTGCTGTTCACCCACAGCCCGCGCTGCTGGCGGGGGAAGGACAGCCAGGTCCCCTTATACGGGTACTCCTGCGTGGGCGGGATGACGTCCCACGCCCACTGCCCGTCCATGGTGAATCCCCACGCACGCTTGTGGATCTCGTCGGTGTTGTCGATCAGGACGACCTCCAGGCCGTCCATGGTCACGTAGACGTCGGGAGCGGAGATGGTGGACGACCCCGACAGGGTGACCGTGCGGGCGATCAGGGAGGACTTCTCGTGGGTGAGGATGTCCATCGAGAAGTTGCCGCTGACCCCTCGGTAGACCACGACGACGTCGCCCTTGTCGTTCGCAGCGCACGCGAGGAACCAGACGTTGGGGTAGGCGCGCGTGGCAGCCGCGAGAGCGCCCGTCGACTTCGAGGTGATCCGCCACATGGTCACCTCGTTGATGGAGTACGAGATGAAGTAGTACTCGTCCAGTGCGCCGACGATCTCACCGGACACCTGGCTGTCATAGCCGTTCTTGTAGACGATCGGCTGGAGGACCGGGACATCCGGAATCGTGAGGGCCATCAGTTGATCGCCACGTTCCGGTAGAAGCGTCCGATGACGTAGACCCAGTCGAGATCGGCCCTGCGCCCGGCGTCCAGCCAGTCGGGGACCTGCACGTAGATGGCCACGGACCCGGTCACGGCGCTCTCGGAGACGGGCTGGCCGTCGCCGGTCTTGCCCGAGGGGGCCATGCCGTTGACGCCGGGCAGCCCCACGAAGCTGTAGTCCCATGAGGCGCCGTCGATGAGCTTGCCCGTGGGCATGGCGCTGGTGGCCGCAGGGGAGGGCTTGTTCCCTGGCGAGTA